GTGAAATAGCTCAATCAATAGAAGAAAAAGCAGAACTAATAAAAGAAAACGAAATGGCGGTGAATGACGACAGCTGGAGACGAATGTTGAAAGAAGATATTGACAGCTTCAAACAAGGCAAATACACGACGTTAGAATTGCGAGGTGTGTCAATGATGCGGTGGCTCGAAGAAAGTAAACGTATAACACTTGAAACATTCACAGAAGAAGAATACAATCTTTGTAAAGCAAAGGCAAGAAAGACAGTCTTCAACGAACAACAACTTTCGAAAGGAATGGTTGAGCGAATGAGTGATAGAAAGCGTATGCTTGTTAAAGAATCAATTCAGTTCGAAGGGTTGAGAGAATTGTATAAACTTTATTTGTCGAAGCAATGAGCCAGTTTACATTTAACGAACAAGGTGTTTGCGAGAATCCAATTCTTTACACCTACAAATGTATAAAGGGTTATGAAGCGCAGGTCAATGTAGCCATTGTTCAAAACGGAAATTGGAGTTATTCAATTAGTTTCAAAGGACAGGATCAAGGTTGGTCTCAGCCTTTAATTTACCACGCTCAATACTGCGTATACAAAACAAAAGACGAAGCGTTCAACGCTGGTCTTGAATTGCTTCTGCATCAAGTAAAGCAAAACAACGACGCGAAGAAATACGACCGCATTGTTCAAATACTGCAAGACGAACTTTGTCCTGTGGTTGAAAATCAACTAACACTATTTTAATGCCCGAAATAATTTACCACGACAAACAAAAGTACGCGTTGGAACTTCTTTCTTATGAAAGTCCTATTGCGCAGGTCTTGTACGGTGGCGGTGTGTTTAGTGGAAAGTCTTTTCTTGGTTGCGATTGGCAGATAAAACGAAGACTAAAATATCCCGGTACGAAGGGCTTAATCGGTCGTGCAGAATTAAAGAAGTTACGCTTATCAACTATGCAAACCTTCTTTGAACTTTGCACTTTGCACGGATTGAAACCGAACGTTCACTACACTTACAACGGACAAGACCACGTTATTAAGTGGTACAACGGAAGTCAAACGATACTTATGGACTTGGCGGATATGCCGTCAGACCCCGACTTTCAGAGATTTGGGTCGATTGAAATCACAGACTATTTCGTAGATGAGGTAGCGGAAGTTTCGAAGCGTTGTATTGACATTCTTCAATCGCGTGTTCGTTACAAATTGATTAATGACAGAGCAAAAGGATTAATGACTTGTAACCCTTCAAAAGGTTGGTTGTATAATGACTTTTACTACGCTAATTTGAAAGGTGAATTAAGAAATGACCGTGCGTTTGTCCAAGCATTGCCAACCGATAACCCGTACATTTCGCAGACGTATTTAGAGAACTTACAGAAACTTCCAGAGTATGACCGCAAACGTCTTTTAGAAGGCAATTGGGAGTTTGACGACGACTCTGACAAGTTGTTTAACACGGAGAACTTGCTTCGAATGTTTAGGAACGAAGTAATAAACGAAGGCAAGAAGTATATCACAGCAGATATAGCGCGTTTTGGTAAGGATAGAACGATTATAATTGTTTGGGAAGGTCTAACTATCATTGACATTATAGAACTCAATCGTGCAGCGTTAGACGAAGTCGTGAACAAGATTCGCTTTGTCGCGGTGTGGTTTGTAGTGGGTTAACACGTCACCAATAAACGACACGCTCAACGCTCCAAAATGCTCACACTTCTTTGTTAGTTCATTCGCTGCGTTTAGTTCGAACGCAAGATTGAAGTGTTCGAATGTAACCCAACGAAAGTGTTTCATTATAAATTCGTGAAGCATCTGGAGTAATTGCGCTTCTGGTAACGCTATGCCATACATAGCGCATACTTTCGAACATAACTTAACGAACGTTGGTAGGTCGTAGTCGGCTACAAATGCGCTTTCTCTTTCCGCACGATCAACCCTTTGTGTAATTGTGAGCGTCGTTGTAGATGCGTTGCGCAGCGTCTGAATCGAATTTTCCATTTTTGATTTTTGTTTGTTGGTTTGTAGTTACAAAGGTAGACAAGTCCCATTTACGAACGGCAGCCTTCCAATCTTTCATTGCGTTGCGTCCAACCTTCCAACCGTTCGCCTCGTAGTGTGCGTGGAATTTCTCGGTAAACTTTACAGCGTCGTCGTAGCTTAATTTTTCGCAAGCGTAATCTAAGATTTCGACAACCGTTGGTTTGACGAACGCTGCCTTCTTTTCTTTTGTTGGTGCTGGAAGTTGAGCGAGTTGCGCTGTCAATAGTTGATGAACCTGCGCTTCGAGAATGTCAATTCTCTTTTTAAGTTGTAGTATTAGCATTGTGTACCTCCGTAAGTTTCGTTGTAGTATTGTTCACATTGTTTACTTATCATTGGTACATCTTGCCCACCATCCCAATAAGCATTTTTAATCTGCTCCTTCTCCATTTGCTTGGCTTGGTCAATAATACTTTCGCTATTCATTTCTTTAACATCAGTAGTATTGTTGTGTATTTTAAATAATTGCTCTACAAGATATTCAACCGCAGTTTGTTTCTTTTCCATAGTTATTTAGTTTTAGAGTTCATATAATTAATTTTAGCTTTACAATCTTCAAGACTTCCTTGAAATACCATAAGACCATCGGGTGTTACTATTTCTAAAGAGTAAATGTTATTTGCAATACCTACGCAAGAATAACTGACCATTTTCTTTTCCATAGTTATTTAAGGTATTGTTATGTAATAAATTTGAGATAGGTAAATTAAAGCACTTATACTTAAGCCTACTAATGCACCGAGCAATATTGATTTAATCACATCTTTTGGTATCATAGTTATTTAATTTTGATATTTCAAATTGAACTTCTTTCCAATAATCTCTTTGCATATCCCACATTTCAAAGTCGTAGTCATAACCTGTATTGCAGATGTTAGACTCGTATTCATTTATAATTTGAGTTACTGCGATTAAAGCACACATTACAGCATCTTCTGAATCCAAATATTGCTCCGTTGGATGTCCGTGTAAATTTTTATAATCATCTACTAGCTCTTCTGCTTTCTCTTTAGGTTTCATAGTTATTTAGTTTTAAATGTTTTCTATTTCTGCTTTTACATCTATCCAATAATCATTAAATATATCAGAAACGTGTTCATTATCTACACTATTAATTATCTCATCTACTGCTATTAAAGCGCATTGCTTAATTTGGCTATCGTACATTGACACGGGAAGTCCTTTTGAATCTTTGTTTACACCCCCTAATTTGCGATAATGAATCACATTCATCTTGGCTAACAAACTTTCCGCTTTTTCTTTAGCTGTCATAGTTATTTAGTTTTTAGATTTTCTCATCTCTGATTTCTATTTTGAATAATTCTTTGAGTATCTCTATCTCATGGTCTTTAAAGTTGCTTATGCCCTGCTCACGCAGGCAGTAATTACTTTGCTCGATGCCTAATTTATACGCGAGGTATTCCTGTTTGTAGCCGTAGAACAGACGGTAACATTTGATTGATTTGTGAAATGGTATCATTAGTCCCAACCCTCCCCTTTGTAATCGTCAGCGTCTTCTTCTTTCTGGCAGTCGTAGCAAAGACCTATTTCGTCTTCGAATAACTCCTGCACGTCGCTGTCGTCGTATTCACGGAAGCGAATGTTTTCGTTTTTAATTTCTGCAATACGTTCTTCGATTTGTTCTGAATCGCAGTTTCTACAATAGTCTTTCATAGGTTTTGATTTATTTTAATTTGGCTTTTCTTTTCGCTTCGAGTTCCTTTTGGTGTTCGATATGCTCGACAAACTTAGTGAAAAATTTGATTGGTTTAGCATAACCCATAGCGTTCATCAATTCGCAGATTCTTTCAACAGTTGCAGAGTAGGCTTTGTCGCATTCAATCTGCCAAGTCGCCTGTTTGATTCCGTGCATTACTGTCGCGTGATCCTTTCCGTAGTGCTTACCAATTGATTCAAAACTTTGAAAGTAGCAAGGGCGGATAAGGAAGAAAATAATTTGTCGTGCTGTCACTATCTCGCGTCGTCTTGTTGGGGTGTAAAGCATTTGCGATTGAATACCTACAACGCTACAAACAACGTCTTCTAACGCACTCCAGAACACCTCACGTTCGTTTTCTAGTTCCTGTTGTTGTTTAATCTGTTCCATACTCAAACGTTCGTGTTTTGGTGTAAGCATCGTCCAAAGTGTTTCGAATCGTTCCATATGTGCGAATGGAATCATATCTACTATTTGCTGTCTTATTTGTTCGTTAGTCATTTTCTTCGTTTATTAATTTGGTTGGTGTAAAGGTTGAAAAAACTTCTTCGCGTGAAAGTCCTGTGTGAAGGCAAATGTTGTTGAAGTCTTTAATTCTCATTCGCTCTGGATGCGTAACATAAAGACGTGCCGTTGGGTCGCTGATGCGAAGAACGTTTTTGAAGTTGTTCATTGTCTTAAATTGACTTTTGACAAGTCGTCCGAATGGTGTTTTGTATATCGCTTTATTCATTTTGACCTCCGAATGTTTTGTAATTATCTGCAAAATCTTCTGCTTTATGTAATTCTTTAAAATAAGTAAATCCATAAGGCAAATTGTCAAAGTGGTGGAACATATCCATTTGAGCATTTTTAATCTCCTCCTTGCGCATTTGTAAAGCTCTTTCCATCTCAAACTCAAACTGAGTAGGTGTCTTTGGTTGCAATAGGGATTCAATTATTTTAGCAATTGTTGTCATAGTTTCATTTTCTTCTTTACTCCACATATCCATACCACAACCAGTTTCTTTAATATACAAGTCAATAATATTACTTAAACTATACTTCTCCTTTGCTTTGTTGTAGCCTTCTTCAAGGCCTTTTCTAAAGTCATATGTATTATCATAATCGTATTTTTTCTTTTCTTTTTCCATAGTTATTTAGTTATTGGTTATGTCAGTCCATTCCCATCCTAAACATACCTTCATCATTGTACGATGAAATAAGTTAGGCTTTTTTTCAAACCAAATGCACATTCCTGTCTTACCGCCTAAGCAATAACAGCCTACACATTTAGAAGATGGCTTAAATTCAAGTGCTGGTTGCACTAATTCTGATTCTGTTTTTGTTTTCTTTTCCATAGTAGTTAGGTAAATATAAGTAACGATAACAAGAGCAATTATTGACATCAATGTCATTACTTGAGGATGTGTTATCATTAGTGAACTGAGGAGTAGAATTGCAATTGCGAATGCTACTGATAATAAAAGTGCTTTGATTTTTGACATAGTTATTTAGTTTTTAATAGTGGTTTAATCAACTGCTCTTTCTTCTTGTTTTCTTCGTGGTTCGTTCCGCGTAGTTCTGGATTGCGTTCCTTAACTAATCGCGCAATGCGTGTGATGTTGTCCGCTGTCGTGTACTTACCAAGTTCATACATCGCGAAGAAGTTGCTTGTGATGTCTTTACGTTCTTTGAATTGGTCTTGCCATATCTTCACACATAACGCTTTGTTGTTATTGCGGAGCGTTTTGTATTTTTTGAGCAGATTCTCAACACGCTTTTCAAGGCTTACTAATTTTTTCATTTTATTACAGATTAAAAATTGATTTTACAATACGTTGAATGAAGTTCAATTGAGGTTGTTTTACCTTTACCTTTTGCGCTGTTGGTTGTTTTGGTTTAGGTTGGTTAAAAAGACTTGATTGTTTTGCAAATTTTGTATAAGATTTTTTCTTTTCAATCATTTGCTTTTCGTATTTCAAATAGTTCATCTTGTTATATTCATTTTTTGCTTTAACAAATAATTCATAACGATCCATTCTAACTCGTTCAACCGCTTTATACGTTCCGTTTTGTTCTTTCCAATACAAACCAGATTTTTTTAGTGGTCTAACGTAACCGCTGCAAGCGTTCATTTGTGTTAATGCGTGATGAGGTTTTACTCCTTCGTTTACTAATTTGCAAAATTCACGAACTCTTTCAATGTTAAATTGTTTTCTTGTTTTCATTTTGTTTTTCATTTTAAGATTAAGAGAGGGTATGTTTCAACCCTCTCGTTATTATTTAGAATGGAAGGTCGTCTTCGTTCTCTTGTGGTTGAACCAATCCTTTCGCTTCGAGCATTGACTTTGCTTTGTTCATTTGATTCGCAGAGCGCTCCAAACGTTTGCTGAACTCAGCCGAAGAACTCACTTTGTTTTGCAACCACTCTGGAAGCATCTTAAAACGCAAGTCGAAGTCTTCGCTGTCGTAATCTAAAAGAAACGCTGCGTTCACCTGTGGAGGACAAGTCATTCCCTTAGCAAGTGGTGACGCTCCCTTCAAGTCTGCGTAAGTGCGTCCTGTATTCGCGGTGCGGTGCATTACGCTAACCATTGCTTCCTTGCCTAATAATGTTCCAATGTCGAATTTGTTTGCTTCTGCGTCGCTCATTGCCTTACCTAACCACGATTGAACGAAGGCGCGTAAGCCACTCTTTTCGTGCATTGATAAAGTAAAGTCGCGACCAATAGAGAAAGGTTGTTCACCTTTACCGAAGTCAGCAGTTTCGAGAGGTAGTTCGAATACCAGACGAACCTTGTTCACCAATTTTTCTTCGCCTTGATAAGTGTCTACAATCGTTCCGATGTGAATGATTTGGTAGCAACGCGCTACGTGTGTTCCTGCAGGGACTGTCTGTCCTCCGCTTCCGTTGTTTGTTTGTTGTGCAATAATGCTCATTGTGTTGTTGTTTATTTTGTTGTTTATATAAGATTCAAATTTGTTTGCGAGTTTCGCTTCTTCGTTCTGCCAGAACCATTCGTTTGCTGACATCTGCTCTTCCTCGCTTATTCGCTTGTAATAACCCATTTAGATTCGGTCTTGGAAGATTCTGTAATCAAACTCAAAAGTGATTCCGTCTTTCTTCAATCGGACATAGTGGAGATCGTATTCGGGTTCATCACGTCGAAAGAAACGACCGAGAACATCGAAGTCGAAAGTGTTTCCTTTTTCGTCTGTAAACTGGCGACCTTCGTTTTCGTGAAACCAACCGTTGTCGTGTTCAAAGTTCTGAGCAATTACTTTGATTTCTTCATTAAGACGCTCGATGTCGTCCATTGAAAAGTGATAAGTGATTTTTGGATTGTACATATTGATTTTGATTTTAGTGGTTACAAATGTATTCAATTAAGTCGTCGTTCCAACGCAATTCTGAAATTTTTTGATGTTTCTCAATGTTCGCGCTTATCTCGTTGTGCGTTAGGTTGTAGGCTGACGCTGAAGAATAAACACAAATAAAGTTAGATTTCTTTTGTTGGCTCTGGTAGTTCTTTGAAAGTCGCTGAATCAAGTTTGTTGAATACTCGTTCAAGTTGTTCAATTCGCGCTTGATAATAATCATTCCAATCCAGTGTTCCAATTCTCTTATCACCCCAATAATTTTGGGCGATAACGATTGCATTTTTAATTTCGTGAATGTCTTCTTCGAATAAGAATGGAGTTGCATAATAGTGTTTTTCATTGTTCATTTGATTTATTGGTTTTAGATTTCTTTTGATAGGATTACTTCTTCGCGTGGTGTCGCTTGTTTGATTCGGTCGTAAGCTGCAACAGCTTCGTCGTAGTGATTGTACGACATATGAAACTCTCCGTTTACTTTGATAACGTAATACATATCAGTAAGCGTCGTCTTTTGAATTAGTTCTACTTTCATTTTGTTTTGTTGTTTTGTGTTTAAAAAGTTATCGTTAATGTTTGCAAGGTCATTGCAGAAATCTTCTATGTATTGGCTCATTTTGTTGTGTGATTTGGTTGTTGTTCTAATTGTCTTGTTTGTTCGTCAATCGTTCCTGCGATTAACATTCCTGCGAATAGCAACGCAATAAAGAGTAGTGTTTTTTTCATTTGATTATTTGGGTTTATTTGTTATGCTTCAATAAAGATGCAAGTGTAATCAATTTCTGAATCGTATTCTGATTGAACCGATGCGTTGCCTGAAATAAAGTAGTTTGCAATTCTGTTCATTGCTCTTTCGTTCTTTCCTTCAAAGTGAAATGTGAAAGACTTTTCGCCTCTGATTGTAAAGTCAACTGCGATTCCTGCTACTTGTGAAATTACTTCTTTAACTCTGTTTGTTTTCGTTGTGTTCATTTTGTTTATCTTTGGTGTTGTTGTTAATTGTTTGACAAATATATGCTAAACTTTTGAGATAGCAAGAAAAAAATAAACTTTTTTTGAAAATAATTTCTAACTGATTGAAAATGAACGTAAAAACTTTTAAGAAAACATACAAAAAAAGTAGTGCGAAGCGTAAAATTGCACCCGAAAGCGAAGCGAATCAACAAGAAATTGTAATAAAATACCTTCGTTTAGCATATCCCGACGCGCTTTATTGCGCTTCCGCAGGTGGTATGCGAACAAGTTACTTACAAGCGATCAAGATGAAGCGTACCGGTTACGTCAAAGGCTTCCCCGACCTCTTTATTTACGAACCACGCGGAGAGTTTCACGGTCTTGCTATTGAAATGAAGAAAGAAAAGGGTGGTACTGCATCGCCAGAACAAAAGCGTTGGCAAGAACAATTAAGAAACAGGGGGTATTGTTCTTATATTTGTAAGGGTAATGAAGAAGCAATCAAAGTGATAGATGAATACTTCAACAGTTGACACTTGAAACATACATAGAAGGGCACTACAAAAAGTTCAAAGAACTTGCGAAGAATATCTCGCGAGGCGAAGATTACTATGAAGATTTGCTTCACGATTCTTTGCTCTCTATGTTTGGTTCGAAACACATTGAGAATCTAATTGACACAGGCGACTTTGAGTTCTATTTAATACGTGTAATGTATCTTGCAGTCAACTCACCTACGTCGCCATTCTACAAACAAACGATAGCCTGGAACAGAAACCGCAGAGACTTTAAGGAGTACGCGCACGAGGTGGACAAGACTTGGCTAGGCGCACGAATGACGAACGAGCAACTGGATATTCTTATTAGTCGATTGAGTGAATTTGAGAGGCTTATATTTCAAGAATATATCTTCGAAGGCTTCACCTATCGAGAGCTGTCAAAACAAACAGGCATACCAATGCCATTCCTTTACCGCACAATAGACAATATCAAACAAAAAATACGAGCAAATGTTATTCGCAAA